GCGTAAAGCTCTTTTAACTCTTTGTCTGTCATATTCATAGTCTTATTTGTTAGTTCATCTCTCATTACAGACCAAATATACGAAATTCGCCTGAATAATCCAAGCTTTTACGTTTCTTTTTTTTTATGATACTTATTATTATATAGGAAATACATAGAAACATTTGGAATGTTGAAAAAGTTTTCGTATATTTGTTAAAACAAAATTAAAAAAGATGGCAAAAGACCCCGCAGTATTATTATACACACAAGATTTCCTAGTTGGTACTCTGACTATGGATTATGAACAAAGAGGTAAGTATATCTACTTACTATGCTTACAACATCAAAAAGGAAAATTAACTAAAAAAGATTTACAATTAGTCTTAACAGATACTGATATTGAAGTATTTGAAAAATTTACTTTAGATTCAGATGGTTTCTATTATAATGTAAGAATGAAAGAAGAAGCTGAGAAAAGAGCTAACTTTACAAAGAGTAGAAGAGACAATGGTAACAAAGGTGGTAGACCTAAAACCACAATTAAACCTAATGATATACCAAATGATATACCTAAAAAAAACCTAATGGTTAACCATATGACTAACCATATCGAAGATGAAAATGAAAATGTAAATGAAACTGTAATTGAAAATAGAAATGTAAATGTAATTTCAATTGAAGATATAAATGTAACTGAAGATAAAGATACTAATGAAATTATAAATAAGTTTGATAATCTATTTAAAGAAGTTTAATATGAAAGTATGTAATCAATGTACTAAATTCAAATCACTTTCAGAATACTATAAGATGAATAAATCCAAAGATGGTCATCAGCCAAAGTGTAAAGAATGTTGTAAGATAGTTAATAAACAATTCAGAGAAACTAAACCTGAATATCAGTATGAATGGGTTAGAAACAATTATGATAAATGGTTAGAATATGCTAATGAATGGAATAAGAAAAACATTAGAGCTAATGATAAGTGGTCAGCAATCTATTTCATAGAAAACCCTAATAAAGAATATTATGTAGGGCAAACTCAAACTCCATTTGGTAAAAGAAAATCAGCACATAAAATACAATACAGAGATAGAACTGCATGTATTCCTGCATTACATAACTCATTTGACTTATATGGTTATGATAATCATAAATGGTATGTAGTAAATGTAGAAGGAATGGATAGAGAAACTCTAACAATGGTAGAATACTCAATAATAAATCACTTTAATAATTTAGGAATAAGTTTAAACAAACGATTAAAATAAAACAAAATGAGAAAAGCAAAAGAAGATTACAAAATGGTTCAGATGGATGCAGAATTACATAGGTACTTAAAAGAGTATTGTCAACGACATGGTTTCAGTATGGCTGGATTTGTTGCAGCATTAGTAAGACAAGCATTAGCAAATAGTAAAAATATATAGTATGAAGATATGCATTATCAAAGTAGGGAACATTGTAGATGGGCTGATTAACGTAATTACCCTCGGGTGGGGTAAAGATATCGCCGGATGGATTGCGTTGAAATTAGGGTACGCAAACTGTGGCTGTGAGGAACGTAGAATTAAGTGGAATACATTCTTCGGATGTCCCGAAGGAATTAAATTATAAACAAATAAAAAAAACAAAATGGAAAAAGCAACATTAAATTTCGGTGAAAAACTAACACCACAAGTAGACCCAAAAGCAGTTTACTTAATTGATTTCTCACGTTTAGAATCAGTAAACGATTTGATTTTAATTATCGGGTCAATGGGAATCTCATTCTCACCAACACATCCACATTGGGATGTAATAAGTAAATTCGCTAATTTGGACAATCCTATTTATCCTAATCAGGGGATTCCTTTACAAAAGCCTGAAGATATTAAATTACCTAAACTAAAACCAATTAAGTAATGGAAGAATTAAAACCAAATGTAGCACAATCTAAATATCATCCTTTGACATTTGAAGAGTTTCAGGAATTAGATAGAACCCTTTCATCAATAGGTGCATATTTGCCAGAGAATCTAGCACCATATATTTGGAATACATTTAATCATTTAAGAAATGAAAATGAACCTCGTCCTTGTATGTGTGGTAGTGCAGGAGTACATTGGAAAAGAGCTACGGATTATTTAATAAACTTTGTAAACGAAAGAAAATAATGATAAGTGGAAGCGTATTAGTAGCCGAATGTAATAGAAGATTAGAAACTCTATGTAAAGATTCGCATAATTGGTTACTCAATATGGCTTTAAGCGTAACTAAAGATAGGGATTCTGCAGATGATTTAGTGCAGGAACTCTATCTTTATCTCGCTGAAAAGTGTAATCCCGCAATCTTTTGGGGAAATAGTTACAACATAATGTATTGTCAACAGTATCTTAAAACTCGTTGGATAAATAAACAAAAGAGAAATTCAAAGATATTATACAAAGAAGAAATATACTCCGATGAAATCGACATACCTTATGATGAAGAAAGGGATAAAGGTATTCAACAGGCTTTTGATGATGTAATGCATGAACTAAAACATTTAGAAACAACAAAGATGTGGCCAGCATCCCGTATCTTTCAGTTGTATTGGATGAGTGATAGAACTTTGGATTCGGTAGCAAAAGATATAAAGATAAGTAAATCAACAACCTTTTTAGCAGTTAAAAAAATAAGACAACACCTAAAAGAAGTTATAAATAATCCATACGATGTTTAAACACAAAAAGTTATTCGATAGAAAGATAGGAGAGACTCGGACATGTAATATGTGCAGTAAAGAGTTTCACACAATGAAACCAATTAATAGATGTAATGTATGTACGAACGAATGGAATAAAATACAAAAGCAAAGAAAGATAGATGAAGGATTAATAATACCTTTAGAAAATAAACTACCTTATCCTTTCAATACAACTAATGGTGAAGCTTCAAGTAGATTCAAACGAATACAAAAGGGATTAAAGGAATGTTATACTAGAGAAGAAAGAAGAGAGTTCTTTCAGAAACAATTAAAGGAAGCAGAAGAGTTAGGTATAATGCAATGGATATTTGATAGAAGAGATGAGGAAACAAAAAGAGAAAAGAGAACTCAAACGAGAGGAATGATTAAAAAACATTACCCTGATACGAGAGGAATAACGTGGGAAGAATACACAAAGGGGCTGGGGGATAATGATGTCGATAGTTAAAAAAATTGATAGTATGATAAGAGAAGAAACATACCATAGAATTGCGAATGAATACGGAGTTAATGTAGGTATAGCAGAGTGGGAAGGGAACTTCTATCCTTATTACTCAAACATTAGTAAGATGCCGGATGATTACAAAGTAGTACTTTTGACAAACCTAATAATAAGAGAAGGTATATATCAGCAAGTACATAGAGAACTATATCATTTAAGAAAGAAGATAGGTAAAAGAAAAATAAAAGAAAGTACACTATATGAAAAGAGTATTAACAATTATGTGGAGAAAACTGGTCACATTCTTACTATGTGAGGAAACGATATTACTAATAGCATACTTTGCTTTGTTATTCATCCTTGCTTTTGGGTTTGATATACTATTCACACTATGGAAAGCAATCATCAATTAGTGTATATACATATATACATATATACTGATATACTATAAAAGGAAAGATAGCTGTTATATTTAAATAATAGGATTTAATATGGGATTCGAAAAAGGACATAAACTGGCAACGGGCAGACCAAAGGGGGCAATCAATCGTTCTACTGAAATGATGAAGTTAACAATTGCAAGAGCAGTTGATAATACATTGAATACTCTATCAGCAGATTTAGAAAAGATTAGAAAGGAAGACCCGGAACGTGCAATAGAATTGGCTTTGAAGCTAATGGAATTTACCCTTCCTAAATTAAGTAGAACGGAATTGAAAGGGGAGATAGAGCAAAGGATACATACTATATCAGTAAACATAAATAAGAGTGGAAGTAACGATTAACACCACAGTTACATTTGAGAATCTAATAGAGTCCAAAGCAAGAGTATCACAACACATTGGTGGAACTCGTAGTGGAAAGACTTATGCAATACTCCAATTTCTCATTGTAAGGGGGCTAGAATCAACGCAAACTATAACAGTGGTACGAAGAACCATTCCATCACTTAAACGTACTATAATCAAAGATTTCATCGATATACTGAAAGGCTTAGGAATATGGAATGAGATGGATTGGAACACAACTGACAGAACATATAAGTTAGGTGATAGTATAGTTCAGTTTATTAATTCAGATGACCCGGAGAAGTTAAGAGGTTTAAAGAGTGATATACTCTACATAGATGAAGCATCGGAATTAGATGAGGAAAGTTTCTTTCAGTTAAGTATTCGTACAACAGGCAGAATCATACTATCCTATAATCCAACGGTATCACCTTATCATTGGTTAAGACAGATGCAGGATTGTGATAGGTATGTTACCACATATAAGGATAACATCTATCTACCAATAGAAATGGTTAGAGCAATTGAAGAGTTACAATATAAGAATCCTAAACAATGGACAATATATGGTAAAGGTGAGTTTGCTGCAAATGATAAAGCAATATACACATTTGAAGTAGTTGAGGATTATGAGGCAGAGTTCGTAGCATTTGGTTTGGACTGGGGTTATTCGCAAGACCCTACTGCGGTTGTAGCAATCTATAAGAATGGTGATAACCTTTATTTAGAAGAGATACTATATGAGAAGGGATTGGTATTAAAGGATATTGCTGACAAACTAAATAAGTTAGATATAACAAAGCAAGAAGAGATATGGTGTGATAGTTCAGAACCTCGTAGTATAGAAGAACTATACCGAATGGGATTCAATGCTAAAGCAGTTAAGAAAGGACCTGATAGTATTAAGTTTGGTATATCAGTAATGCAGAATCATAAACTACATGTACATAAGAAATCACAAAACCTAATCAATGAGATGTATGCCTATCAATACGCAACTGATAAGCATGGTTATATTACAGACACACCCGAAGGAGGATTAGACCACTTATTGGATGCTGCACGTTATGTAGCAATGATGAAGTTAACACAAAAAGCAACAAACAAAGGAAAGTATGTCATATCAGTTAGATAGTACACAAACGTGGACAGCAGAAGAGATTAAAGATTTAATCCTATTTGCAAAAGAGTTACAACAAACAAATGAAGACCTTCGTGCCGGCATTATAACAATGCAAGCAAAACTGAATAACGAAGAAGCTAAAGTAAAAAGATTAATGTTAATATTAAAACAAAACAATATATGGTAAGTGAATTAGAAATTAAGATACCTACATCTTATGCGGATATAACCTTAAAGAAATGGTTACAACTACAAAAGGAATTAAAATCGTATGAGGATGATGAAGAAGCAACTGTTGCTTTATTACTTATGCACCTATGTAGTTTACCTGCTGAATATTTAAGAGGATTAGCAGTTGATGATTACAATATGATTAAGAATGAGTTAGGAGCATTTTTAGGACAAACGGAATTACCATTGAAGCAGTTTATAAATATTGATGGAGTAGAGTATGGATTCGAACCTAATTTATCAGAGATGAGTTATGGTGCTTATTCGGACATTACTAAATTTAGTGATATACAAATAGATGATAATTGGGCAAAGATAATGTCTATATTATACAGACCAGTAGATAAGAAGATGGGTAATAAGTATTATAGTATAAAGCCATATAGTGGTAAGATAGATTCTAATATATTTTTAGATGTACCGATGGATGTACACTTTGGAGCACTTTTTTTTTTATTCAATTTGTTAACGGACTTGCTGAGCGATACCCTGAAATCTTCGATGGAGATGGAGCTTCCTCCCAACATCAAGCCAATTTTGCAAAGAAGTGGGGCTCATATGCTACAATTGTTGAACTTGCCGATGGGGACATTACCAAATTCAATGACATTGTTGAAGAGCCGTTAGAGAAGTGTTTATTATATTTAGCGTATCGTGCTGATAAAGCATTCGTAGAAACTTTGATACATAAAGAGAGTATAGCTAAAATGAACAACCGATAACAATTTCTTCTTTCGTAGTTGTTATTTACTTAAACGAAGGTACAAATGGGTAAATGGTCAAATAGTAGAAATGGTAATCTACGATATTCTGTCAATAGAGAGAATGAAAGCGGTATATACATCGGACCTACATTAGGTTTAAGTTCTCCAAAGAATAGTAGAAGAGCATGTTTGTGTCTTAATTCAGATACCTATGATGTTAAGTGTTGTAAAGGACATTTAATGGAGCAAGGTATTGGAGTAATACAATCACCAAATAGGACTAAAGGCGGTGCATTTAGTAATGGTTACTCCAACGGATTCGATATAATATTAGAATAAAATAAAATATAACCATGGCAGAAATTACAAAGCAGGCCCTTACGGTACAAAATAATACTGAATTTCCTAATAATAACAATGGAGCAATTGCCCCATCTAATTTAAGAAGTTTCAATGTTAATATGATTGATTCTCTTGTAGATGAAATATCATATAATGCAGATAGTGCTAGTTGGAATAGAAGTATAAATGCTTTAAACACATTTACTTCTTCTCAACAACCATCATTCACTGCATTAAACGCATTCACTGCATCACAACTTAACATCAATAGTGGTGTTAACTCATTTACTTCTTCTGCAAATAGTAGATTAACTTCATTGGAAGCTGAAACAACTGCATTAGAAGCATTTACTGCATCGATAAATGAGATAGCAGATAATGGTGTAGTACAAGGTACTTCGACAAGATTACATTTCTCTGGATTAGTATCAGCAAGTATTGTACCAAATGTAGGTGGAGCAATTGCTTCTATTAACATTGAGCAAGAT